GGCGCAAAGAAAGAACGCCCAATAGCTGTGGAGCTTACAATAACTAAAGCTTCTTAATCCTAACGTCCTAAGCAAGACTTAAAACTGCTTAACTAACAACAACAACGGAGGAAACATTATGTTAGATTCAATCGCAATTTTGTCATCAAATTCACCAGAGAATTGGTCATTCAATACCGAGTTAGTGCCACTTCAAATAGAAAATGGAACTATTGTCAATTCACATAAAGCATTGATTCGTACAGATACAGAAGAAGTATTAGCAGTGCATGGCAATGGATATCATATCATATCACACGATGATGTAGTTAATTCTACCTACGATGCAGTTAAAAAAGCAGACATTACTAATGATTATAACTTTCAGATTACTGACTATGACAATGGCAGAAAGCTTAAAATAGATATTATATTCCCTGACTTAATAGTAGAGCCAGTAGTAGGTGATCATATTAGATTTCAAACTCAAGTGTATAATAGTTACGATGCTAGCTGGTCTTTATCACAGCAAGCAAAAGCATTAAGATTGTGGTGTTTAAATGGATGTACAACACCAGATACTATTAGTCATCAGCGCACTAAGCATACTAAGAACGGTTCATTAGGACTAGACTTAGGTGCAGACTTAATGCGCCAAGGACTTAGACAATTCTTTAATGATAAGAATATGTGGACTGCATACACCCAGCAATCAATGGCTTGGAGTACAGTAGAAGACTTCTTTAAAAAGAATCTAGTTAGAACATCACGCAGATACAGAGAGCATGATGAGTTTAACAAACGGCAGCTAGATAACTTAATGAGTATCCATAGCAAACAGATATCTCACCTAGGATTAAATGCATGGGCAGCTTACAATACTATGACTGAATGGGCTACTCATACTCAAGATTGTGCAGTACCAGAAAATGCACAACGTCAACGATCAGATGCAGTAGCAAAAGCTATGCGCTCTGACACATGGAGGACATTAACAAATGCCTAAGATTATTACCGCAATACCAACAGAGGTACTAGATTATTACCTACAAAACATAGCACCTACTGTGTGGATTACCAATATAGATGAGCAGGTCAAAGACTTTTATCAATATCAAATTGATCCTAGTTATCATGACGAGAAAACTTTCCTTGCAATGTGTCATGAAAAATGGGAACGTCATAATTCAAATCAAATAGAAGGACACCCAGTATGAATCCAGAACCAATCTTTATGACACGCAGAGACAAAGTGTTACACGAAGCCAATCAATTAATTAGTCAGGATAGAAACAATCAATACGGTGATCCGCATATTAATATGTTAATGATTGCAAGAGCTTGGTCGGAAGTGCTTGATCATACTGTACAAACGTGGCAAGTACCTATTATGTTAGCACAAATGAAACTAGCTAGGATATCAAGCGGTGGGTACAAAGAAGACTCAATCGTAGATGCTATAGGATACCTAGCATTGGCAAGTGAGATCAAAGATAAAAACGTTCCCGAATTATAAAGACGAGACTTATGTTACAGGGTCGTATGAAAAACTTATCGAGCAGATGGTTGATCATCGAAGCACACTTGGTATATCACAAGAAGAACTAGCAGATAGGATTGGGTGTGCTTCATCACTTATACATAAATGGGAACAACACAAACGAGTGCCATCAGGTTTCTTGTTTACGTGTTGGTTAGATGCACTTGGCTGCGAGATCCAGATCAACTTCAAAAAAACTTAGGCAAGAATCCGCCACTTGTGAAGCGTGTGGTGTTGATTCCGATTTATTTGTAGCTATACTAGCTAACATAGAACCTGTCAGGCATTACATTATATGCTTAGACTGCTATCAGAGGGATACATGGCAAACAAAAATAAACTCAAAGGAACTTACCACGAAAACTGGTTCGTCAAATGGCTCAAAGAAATCGGCATCCAAGCCAAAAGAGTACCGCTCAGTGGTGCGCTCGGAGGAGAATACTCAGGTGACATCCACCTCGAAGTCAACGGACGAAAGTTGGTGGGTGAAGTAAAGTACAGAGATAAGTCTAATTTCCCTAGCCCTTTCAAAGTATTAGAAGGCAGAGACATTGCCTTTTATAAGAGGAGAACAGGTACTCCTCAAACCCTAGTCATCATGAGTGGTGATCAATTCAAACAACTAATGGAGTTAAACAATGACACAAATGAATTCAGTTCTTAATCATTTAAAAGATCATAATCACATCAACACATGGATAGCATTTACTGAATACAAATGCACTAGACTAGCTGATGTAATCTTTAAATTAAAAAAGAAAGGTGTAGTGATTGATACAGAAATGAAATACAATGAAAAAACTAAAACAAAATGGGCTCAATATAACCTTATATCTTTAGGTTTAAAAGCTTAAGTTAAACGTATCCTAACTAGGAATGGAGGAACCTAGCTAGGATACTTATGAACATAAACAGGGAGGAAATATGTTCACCACTAGATTAGCTGAAAGTATATGGACAAAGCAAGTAAGAAATCCTAGTGGCAAACTAATTCTTCTTGCACTAGCTAGGTATGCCAACAAGGAATGTATATGTTGGCCTAGTATTGAAACATTATCTGGCGATACTGGTATATCAGAGCGTCAGATCATGCGGATAATAAAAGACCTCGAGAAAGATAACCTGCTGCTTGTTAAGAGAGCAGGTTGGAACAAACCTAATGTCTATAAGTTTACATATAGTGACACCATGTCACCCGAACCAAGTATAGATTATTATAATATAGTTAATGGTTAGAGTGACACCATGTCACCATACAAGGAGTACCAATGGAAGACATCAAGAAACACAGAGAGTGGATTGTAATACAAGTAGCTGCACTGCGTGCTAAATTCTATGCACCTAGATTAGAGCCAGCAGTTAACAAAGCTTACATGATTTCATGGGCTGACACACTACAAGTGTATAGTAAGCAGGAAATCACAGACGCAATGGCTGCTCATGTACGCGAGAGTCCACGCATAACGCCCAACGAGGGCATGATTAGAGAATTAATAATACAACACAGGCCAAGAGCAAAAGCACCACCTCAGAAGCCAGTAGAAGAGAAGCCCAAACTTAGCGTAGAAGAACGCAGAAGAATATCAGCAGATGTAATGTCTACATTCCAACGTGTAGTAAAAAAACCTTGAGGTCAGTTGGAAAATATAGTATGATCTCAGTACAAAATGGAGGAAGTAATGGAGAGAAAAGGATTCATTGGAGGATCTGACGCTGTAAAAATTATGAATGGCGATTGGATAGAACTTTGGGAAATCAAGACAGGTAGAATAGAGTCGCCTGATCTTAGTAAAAACTTAGCAGTACAAATGGGTATACTTACCGAGGACTTTAACATTAGTTGGTTCGAGCAAGAGTATCAAAAAGGTGTTCATGGTCAGCAGTATGAAATACTTTTAGGTGGTACAGATACTATGCCACCAATTAAAGGTACACTAGATGGTCTTGTAGGTAGCAATGACATTATAGAATGCAAACATACTAATGCATTTAATAATATGGAAAAGGTTATCTCATATTACATGCCGCAAGTGCAGTTGTATATGTATCTTAAAGTTCTTAGCACAAAAAAACCATCAAAAGGTTGTTATTTATCTGTATTTTTTGGCAACAGTAAATGGGAATGTAGTTACATTAGTTACGATTCTAATTATTTAGCTACTGTAATCAGTATGATACAAGAGTTTTGGGGTTATGTTGAGAGAGACGAAGAGCCACCACACGCGTTCAACACAGGTGTTACGCAAGCAACTTTAAATAATATAAGAGTAGATTATACAATAAGACGTGACGCTAACTTAGACAACGAGTTTATGTCTGTAGCACACGACTACATTGAGCATCAAGGTGGCGCAAAGATGTTTGACAATGCTAAGAAAAGTTTAAAACAAATGGTTGGTCATGACGAAAGAGAGGTATACTGCGATCAACTTTCCGTAAAGCGCGACAAACGTGGCGCATTAAGAATTCATGTAAAGGAGGAAACATCATGAGTGATAATAAAATACAAGCAATCAAAGCTTTAATTCAAGCACAAAAACAAATGGCTAAAGTGTTAAAGAGAGCTACTAACCCACACTTTAGAAGTAAATACGCAGATTTAAAGTCTGTTGTAGAAGCAGTAATGCCAGCGTTTTTAAATAATGGGTTTGCAGTTACGCAACCCAATGGAGCAGATGACTTAGGTGATTATGTAGAAACAATACTAATGCATAGCTCTGGGTTTTTATTTAAATCTAAAGTTTACCTACGATTAGGTAAGCAAGATATGCAAGGGTATGGTTCAGCTACTACCTACGCTCGACGCTATGGTTTACTAGGTATGGCAGGTGTAGCACCAGAAGATGATGATGCTAATGCAGCAGTTGCTACAGATAATAAAAACAAAAAAACAATTTCAACAGATCAATTCTAAGGAGAGACTATGAGTGATTATGATAACACCAACACAGGTGCGGCCTTCAAACCTTTTGATAACATGAAGTTAATACTGCAAGGTAAACTAAACCTTGAAGGTAATGACAGAGATATAGTTCTAGTTACTGACACAACTAAGTCAGGCAAAAGAATTATTAAAGCGTATCAAAAGCTAGGTGTAATGTTTGAGAATGATAGCAACAATGAGAAAGCACCTAGTTACAGTGGCTCTCTTGATGACTATGCTACAAACAAAGACATGCAAATAGCAGGTTGGAAAAAAGACGCTGGTGCAACAAGCCCTTATATTTCTATAAAAGTATCAGAGAAATACAGCGACACACCTAATGTTAACCAATCTTTAGACCAACAATTAGGTGACGACATACCATTTTAATATAGGCTTTTAACGGTACTATATTAGCCTAGAAGAGTGCGTCATAATCTACGTATTATATAAAATGCGTTGTACCATATTTAGGATTGTTATAAGCGCACTCTTTTTTAATTGTCGTGGGTTTTTAAGTACGTACTTAAGTACCCACATAACAGGAGCGGTGGCCCACCCAAAGGGCAAGCCGCTCCGTATTGGAGGAATACAAATGACTACCGCACAACAAGTAATTGATAGACTTAAAAGAGTAGCTAGTATTATACAGCTAGATGCTCTTGAAAAAAATAGAACTGGGGTTAGAAACAGAGGTGATGAGCTGCTTGCTTTGATCATATTGCTGGAGGATAAATTAAATGAAAGCAACACAACAAAAATTTAAAATATCAGTCGAACAAGAAATACTCTACGGCAAGCTACTTAAAGAGTCAGCTATTGCTATGGGTCAGGTAGGTAGATTACCAGAGTTTAAAGTATATCAAGCAACAGACAAATTAAACAATCAGAAAGCACAAGCGTATCAGATAATAAAAAATTCTGGTGTAATAAATGCTTTACAATTAGCAGAAAAAATGAACTTATCTAAACCTGATCACGCTAGAAATATTATTCAGAAATTAATTAGAGATAATAAAGTTGAAAGAGTTAAAAGAATTATAAGAGATTTCTATCCATACTCAGGGTATAAGATAAAACAATGACTGACCTTACAATAGAAAAATTTTTAAGACGAATGGATAAAGCCAACGTAGCTAACAATGGCTTTCCATACGACAGAGTAATAACAAGCGACAAGTTCTTGGTTAAGTTAGGTCGAGAGGTAGGTGACTTAGTTAACCTAGTTCTTATACTTAATGATGAGCTAGAAAGAATAAGAAAAAATTCTATTGATATTTAAATTCTTCTCTTACCTTAATACACTGGCAATCTATAAAAAATAAATCACCATCTTTTTTTTCAATAGCATTAGCCATAGAATACACAGCAGTCTTAATGTTAGCTTCACATTTTTCTCTGCTTGATTCAGCAATAGGTGGAACCCAAGCACGACACATCTCACCATTAGCAAACGTAACGCAATACACCATAGCCATAATCCACATTATAAACAAACCTTTACACGACTAACTTCACCCTCTTGTTTATGATATGTAATGCCTTGCATCTGTGACCTGCTGCTGTAAGCATGGCTAGAAGCATAGGAATCTTTACCTGTTACAGCCCTGAGTTGCTCAACAAGTACACCACCTACTTCACGCATCATTGTGTGGTGGAGGTGTCCAGTAAAATAAAATCTATGTTTAGTTCTACCCCATATCTCAGGCCAAGCATCAGCCATATGCATTACAAGTCTATCTGCTTTTGCTTTGTCTCCGTGGTGCGCGGCAATCATGACACTTCCAAACTCATGCACAAAGAAATCAGCAGCGGTTTGTTCAACAGTTACTCTAATATTATTTTTGTAACGCTCTGCCATTGCAAACATCACAGCCAAATAAGAAGTCTCATTGTGATTACCACGCAATACTCTGCATATTACCTGCTCATGTTTTTGCAACGCACAATCAATTGCAGCAGACAGCGCAGTTATTGCACACTTTAGAGAATAAAAAAATCTTTCAGACACATCGAGTGGGTGTTTACTTCTAGGAGTTTGTGCGTTGTTGTCATCAGCGTGAGTTAAATCACCAACATCTAATACCAATGCATACTTAGACTGTGGTGAACTTGCAACACATTTAGCCATTCCAGTTTTAATTCTTTGCACTGCAATGTCAGAATTATAATCCTCACCAACCTCGCTAGCATCTGCTCTCATGCCTATGTGTGCGTCAGCAATAGGGTACAAGGTAAGAAGGTTATCTTCCACCAGCTCAGGGGGCTTTACAATCTCACACAGAACGATTCCATTTATAACATCTCGTATTGATTCTGCTATATCATTGGTATCAATCTTATCTATTTCATTTCTAAAATATAAACTAACATCATCAGTCTTAATCCAACCAGAGTGTACAGCATTTATGTTAGCCATACCTGTTTCAGTCATGGCATACTTAATACCATCATCAGCTTCTTCATATTTCTTTGCTGAATTAAGTCTATGTCTTAAAGCAGAACGACTAATACCTAGGCTTTTAGCCGCTTTAACTTGGCTTCCGTATTTAACAACAGCATCAAGTGCTTCTTGTTGTTTAGGTGTCACTTACGTTCCTTACAAATACACTTGTCTATACAAGCACATGTGTCTCTGCATATACATTTATCATTACACTTACAAGTCATGTCAATTTCCTACTAATGGGTTGTCTAATGCTTCCTGTAATCTTTCATTTAATCTATCTTCTAATTGCTTTGAGTTAGAATCAATGCGTTCTTCTGTGTCTCTCATTGTATCACGCACATCTTTTTCTGTTTCTCTATTCAAAGATTCTATTTCTCGAAGAGAAGAGTTAACGTCTTTGTTTAGTTGGTTCATCTCAGCTAGTGTATTTTCTACCATTAAATCTATAGATGCTTGTGTGTTTTTAATTCTATCAGAAGATTTTTCTACCTTGTTATCTATCTTATCTATGTAACCTTCTAGCTTTAGTATATCATCACGCAGATTATTCTTAATGTCTTTGCTATACTCCAACGCACTATCTAGTTTTGTTTGAATTAGTGCGTTTTGAGATTTAATTGCACCAATATTTATATTTTGTATGATGCTCTTCATGTCCATGTAATCTTTGTAAACCTCAAAGCCACCCCACAACCCACCGCCAAGCGCCGAAACAATTGGTACAAGTAACATAAGCTTGCCACCTTTTATCTTAGCTCCTGCTATTTCTACTTCAGCCATATCACACTCCTAGTTTTCAAATGATAAACTTCTTAGTTGATTAATTTCTTTCTGTAACTTTAATACTTCTAGTTCTTTCTTCTGTAATTCTAGTTCATACAATCTATTACAATCTATTCTTGACTTAGCTCTGCCACCAAGAGGTATAGTTATCCTACTGTATACACCTATGTCACCTGTTCTAGTTGTGTCAGATTGAATCAATCCTGTCACACCAAACTCCCAGTTGGTAGCTGACCCTATAGCATTAGAACAATCTAGTTCTCCTGCTCTAAACTTATCTGCTTGAAAGTTTTGACTTGCGTTAGGTAAAGAAAGATTCAAAGAATTAGACACAGAATCAGCCCAAGCCATATTATAACTGAGTATAAATATAATAAAAAATATTTTCATTTCTTTATCTTAGAACATATGCGTGATGCTATTAATGTTACCTGCTCTTTACCTTTAAATACTTTTGATTCAGTGCAAATGTAAACAGCTTTAACTATATCTCTTGATCTTATGTAAACATCAAATATTTTTTTCTTATTATATCCTACCTCTATTATGTTAGCAGTAGATGCAAACGGTACTGGCTTCCAGCTATCAGTAAAGACACCTATCTCATACCATAACACATCACTTCTGCGATTAAATATTTTTAAACTTGTTACCGATACACCCTCTACATAAGACGACTTCAGCTTTGGATAAGCTGGTGTCATCTCATGTGCATGTAGAGATGTACACAAACATAAAGATATTATTACTTGGCGATACATTCCGCTACTATTAATGCTGTGTAATTGCCAGCAGGTAAAGACTTAGTGCTACCATACTGAGCGGTAGACTCTACAGTAAACCAAGTGCTACCAGCTAATGTTAAGTTAAACTCAGTTACGTTGTTGTATGTAATTTTTGCAGCTTCATATGCTGACATAGCTGCTACAGATACTTGTCCTACTTTAGTACTACCTGTCCATGAAACTGAGTCATTCAGTGTTGGGCTTGATGAGAAGCTGTTAGGATGTGTAAACTTAGCTTTGTAGTAGTCTGCCTGTGCTACATCTATTCTAATAGAAGCCTTTACACCACCGTCTGCTGGTGTTGTAGTTAGCTTATACGGTAAAGGATGTCCGTAAACACCACTTGTTTCTGTCCATACAGAACACTTGGGCTGCACTTGACCTGTAATAGGAGAATCAACTGCCATTGCAGAGCTTGTTGATAATAAAAATATTAATGGTACTAATTTATTCATGCTATATCCTAATCTTTGTACTGTGATCTAACTATTTTCTTGTGTAAGTTATCTTGTTTTAAATTTCTTAATGCTTTGTCGTTATCTTTTATGCTGCTGTCAATTAATATAATTGTATCTTCATACTTACCGCCCTCTATAGTTGCATTATAATAACTATCTAGTGTACCAGCCGCAGCCATTTGCTGCATCATAGCTAGCTGTTGTGTTGGGTTGGCTATTTGTTCTGCTGCTCCAGCAACAGACAATGCCTTTTCCATTTTTAATTCTTCTTGCTCTTCTTCTTTTTGTTTTTCTTTTGCTTCTTCTTCTTCTTGCTCTTCTGTCTTTTGATCTAGTTGATACTGAACCCACTCATCATAATAAGGATCATCTATTGCAGGTTCATTATTAAGTAAATCATTGTCTAAAAGATATTGATACAAAGCATCTTTAAAGTTAGGGCAGCTAGGATCAGAAAGTGGAATGTAACATGGATCAAACTTATAATTGTAGGCTACTATTACATCAGTTAATGTTGCGCCATTACTAGCTGTGATACTTCCCTTACCCCACTTAGTGCCAAGAGAAGGATTAACAACATCAAATCCTATCTTAGTATTGCTTGGTAATTGATCCCAGTTATCATGTCTTTCATATATATTACCAGATCCTGTACTGTTCTTGTTTATTATAGAAACTGTAGAATCTGCACTATTACTTTTGTTTATTGTATACTTATGAAATATTCCTTGAATTTCTAACCCTGCTTGGGGTGGCAACACATCTGTCATATTCCAAGTGTGTTTATTCTTAGCTACATTATTTGTTCTTCCATATATATTATCAGAGTACAAACAAGAGGGCCAAGAAAAGACCAATAACAGCACCAGCACCTGTTGCGGTGTTCTTGGTATCATCATCCCATTCCTCCTTTGCTCCTGTCTTAGCATCAGGAACTAAGTGTGGGTTATTTTTCCAAGCGTCTTTAGCTGGTTGACCTACAAGCCCATCAAAAGGACATGGTGTACCTGCATTAAGCATGCTTTCAAACACACGCTTGTCCATACAAAGCACACTAACTGCTGCAACTTTCATTCCCATATCATAAAGAACCTTAGCATTCTTTAATCTTTCACAGTTCATATCTCTAGTTGTAGCACCTATTGATATACCTAGTATCTGTGTTTGCACTGCACCTGACATACCTACTGTGCATAAGTCTGAGTTAGAATTATTAATTGTAGGTGACATAGCTGAAGGTGGCGGTGACTTAACTGTAGTAGTAGAAGTAAGATTGGAATCTACTGTAGATGTAGTATTACTATTAGTTTCTATACAGTTAGCATTAGTAGTGCTGTCACATCCTTCAGCATATGCTAAAGGAACTAACACCATTAAAAATAATAGTGCTACAAATATCCAGCTTATTATTAAAAAACTTTTCTTCATTAAGTGCTTGATGCTTCGTTAGCAGTTTTCTTTGCGGCCTTAACTTCATCTGTCCAAACAGCACTTGTAATGCCTTTAATTTCTGTTGACTCACCTGATACATCTGTATCCGTATGTGTCCATGAGTCATCAGCGTTCTTTACTGATGATACACAGTGTAGTACGCGCCTGTGGAATGAGCGAGATAGCTCTGTGCCATCTTCTTTTATAATAGTGGCTGTTCTGATTTGTAGGTCTTTATGAGTACCCACGACCTCAAGTTTATCGTCTTCTATTGTTTTAGTTAGTGCCATATTTTATCTCCTTTTATGGACTGTCTGTCTGTAGAATCCACTACAGATAATTTGTTATGCAAAATAAGAAATAGAACATCTAAACTCAGCAGTAGCATTTAATTGAGTATTAGTCAGAGATACAGAGTTAGCATTTAATCCACTAGTAGTAAAGTTACCCTGCATTGAGCAAGTTGTAGTTCCACTAGTAGCAGTTATGGACAGTGAATTAACATCAGCTCCCATATTAGCGTAATATCCAACAGAGCCATTAGCCTCTATACTCGTTGAGGCAAGGGTGTCTCCTACAGTAAACGGAAGCCCAGTTATAAGTACAGTTCCCGTACCATTAACAGTCTGGACTCTTAAATTACAATTAACCGTTACTAGCCGCCCAACCTTAGTGTAAGAACCTGCGGCTACATCCACAGCAGCCACTGTAGAGCCATGTGTTATTCCAGGCGTGAACGTACCTTCTTCGTAGTCATTTAAAGTATTGGCATTTGTTCCATCTATACCACTGCCAAGCTCAACACCATTTGGAATTGAAACCTGACCCCCACTATGAATTCTCATTTGTTCTGTTGGAGAAGATGCTCCATCGGCTGTTACAGAAAAACTTAAACGAGTTGGCATATCATTTGCACTCGGAGTAGCATCTACCGAAGCAGTAATAGTAGCACCGTATGTATCTAAATTAGTTCCGTCATCTCCTATAAATGCTATTACACCTAGAGCATCTCCATTGTTTACTATTGTATTAGAGCCAACAGCAGTGTTTCTACTTTTTGTTAAGAAAAGTGTTGGGGCATATTGGTTATTTTCTCTTCTAGTAATACTGGCACTAGCCGCTACGCCTGTTCCTATAACCTGTAATTGAGGAGTTGCACCTGATATATCTGTGTCTGGCGCAGATTGCCCTACAACTACAGCATTATTACCACCATCCACAAACAACATATTAGCGTTTCCATTTGATTCAACACGGAAGTCTATGTCTTGAGAGTCTTCGTTAAATACAGTGCCTGCCGTTGTAAAATCTGCAACATCGACATAAGTTATAACATCACCTGCTGTACCACTTGCAGCAACATCTATATGTACACCACTTGCAAAATCAATCCTAGCAGCCTCACTACTTATGTCGTATTTTTGGTTTGCACTACTGGCTACACTATTGCTGTTAAAGGCAATAAAACTGTTTCCAGTTGAATTGTTTGCGTTAAATCCAACTTTTCTGTAAGTGTTACTATAACGAGCACCAATAATAGAAGAAGTGCCGTCATTTTTAGCAACAGTAGATTCTGCATTAGCAGCAAACCCACCATTAAACACAGTAGCTGCTGTTGTAGTCAAGACGCCTGTTACGAGGGCAGTCGTTGCCATGTTCACCGCACCATCAATGTCTACCACGTCTAAGTTAGTAGTGCCGTCTACGTCTATGTCACCTGAGATATCTAAGGATGTTGCTGCTATTTCGCCTGTAACTGTAATACCGCCAGAAGCTGTAGCTAGTTTAGTTGCACCATTATGATGCAACATAGCTACATCACCTTGTTGAGTAATAATATTATCACCAGAAGAATTTGTAATTAAAACGCTTCCACCACCACCAGGAGAAATAGCTATTGTATTATCTCCAGCATTATTGCCTTTAATCCAATTATTAGATCCATCGTGGTAAATCTGTAGATCAGACCCAGCACCTAACATAACTTTTGCATTATCAGCAAATGTAGCGTTACCAGCGTGAGCAGTAGTAGATGCAAAATCCACTGCACCATCTATATCTACTACGTCTAGGTTGGTCACACCATCAACATCAATGTTGCCAGATATGTCTAAACTTGCCGCTGCTATCTCACCAGATGCAGTAAGAGTAGTTATGTTAGGATTAGCACCACTACCAGCTAGTGCGGCCATGTCAGCAATAACTGCGTTTGTTGCTAGTAGGTTTATATCAGCAACTATGTCAGTAACAGCTAACGCATTTATATCAGAAATTATATCAGTTGTAGCAAGCGTGTTTAAATCGGAGACTACATCAGTAGTAGCTAGTAACGCCATGTCAGCAACTATATCAGAAGTAGCTAAAACATTAAGGTCAGTAACTATATCAGAAGTAGCTAACGTATTTAAATCAGATACTATGTCTGAGGTAGCTAAGAGAGCCATGTCAGCAACTATATCTGTTGTGGCTAGTGTGTTTAAGTCAGATACTATATCACTTGTAGCTAGTGTATTCATATCAGCAATAACATCTGATGTAGCAAGCAATGCCATGTCAGCGACTACATCAGAGGTACCAAGCAAAGCCATGTCAGCAATAACAGCACTAGCTGCTAAAGCATTTACATTAGATATTGCACCTGCAACAGCCGTTACATTACTAGCAACTCCAGCTACTGTTGTTACATTACTCGCTATACCAGCAACTGTTGTAACGTTAGCTGCTATACCTGCTGTTGTGTTTATATTAGCTGTAATTGCAGAGAGAGAATTAACGTTAGCTATAGTTGGGCCAACTTCTGCTGCACCTGTACTTGCATTAAAGCCTAGAACAGTACCTTTTCTTGACGCTACAAGCGGCAACTCCATACTAACTGCTGTATCATCATCTGCTAGGTGTAAAGCTCGATCAATGGTATCATCATTATCAGCTTGAATTGCTATAAATTTATCTAGCTCTGTGTTTAATGTGCTAATAGCAAATGGCCCAGATGCAGGAAAGTCTGTTGTTCTAGCTAATGCTATTGACCTTGTTATAACTACTGTACTGCCACCGCTTATCCCAGTTACTGTATTACCAGATGTTGTGTTTATTGTTCCTGTTGTTCCGTCACCGCCTGATACTGTATAGTGTGTTGCTATTGTTTTCTTAGTACCATCTACATAAAAATTAAGATCAGCTTCAGCGTAAAACTCAAACGGCACAGTAAATGCTGTTTGACTTGCGCCTTCATTAACCGAATAAGATATACGCGGTGTGTTTTCTGATAAACTAATAGTCATATTTAACCTCTTTTTTCTGCCTTATAACGCAAACTTTTACTTTGCAACGCACAATTAAAACCAATCTTCAAAGTTATTTGTAAATTCATTTACTGAACCTTTTACAAACCAGAGCCGCATAAAAGGTAAAGTTCTTATTAAATTTTTAGCTCCTTCAGAAAAATCTCCTGCTATCATATCTTTAAGAGCTTCAAGATAATCATACCCGATGCTTGGCCCTGCACCACCTAATCCTATCGTAGCACCATAAGCATCATCAGAAGGAAACTTAGGTTGTATTAACCCACCAGTTATATTTTTACCGCTAAGAGCAAGTCCTGTGTGTAACGATTGATAAAACATATCCGAATATAAAGCAGCAATACCACTTTGATCAAACCCTCTAGCAAACCAATCTCTCCAAGTCATTTCATCAAATGCAAAACTAGGAGTTTTTATTTGCACTGCCATCATACCAAGGCCAAGAGACATTGCTAAACCAACAGTTCTATTTTTCATTTGCCCTTGAGCAGCCGACATTGTTATTTTATTTACAGCACCTAGAGCATAACTATAAAATTGGAACGGCAATCCAAGCAATCCACTTTCTACTCTAGCATATCCTTTAACTACTCTATGCTCTGGCATACCAAATGCTTTAGCAACACTCATAGGTATATAAGCAACACCATCTACTATAATTGGTTTATCAGCAGGTGTACCCATAATAACTGTATTTAATATACCACTTTGTAATGCAGTTCTAAATGTTGTTAATGTTTCTTCGTCTACTTTTGGTGACGTTTCCCATTTTAAAGTATTAGGTAATATTAATCCATTAGCTGTTGTTTCGTGTGGAGTTGCGGCTATCTTAGCTGCCATTTTTTCGTCTATATTATAGCGAGCTAAATAAGATACTTCTAGTTTGCTTGCCTTACCAACAGTTAATTTTTTAGACATATCAATTAAAGAATGCCCACGAATAACAGAGTCTAGTGTTTTTGCTAAATGTGTTATTGGTGCTAAACCATTAGCAAGATAAAAAGTATTTTTAATTTTATCATATTTAGTAGAAGCATTAACATCGTTAGTAATATCTTCTACCATTCTAAAATGTGAATTGCCTTGAATTAATTCTATAGCTTCACCAACAAGTTTAGCTTCATTACCTTTTAATGTTACTTTGTTGTCAGATAATAAAGCTTGCAATCCTTTAATTATATCTTGCCAATCATGTTCCATCATAATTTTAGCAAAATCTGGTATTGCTGATATACCTGCGCTACCTAAATAATTAAGTTGTGCTGCTTCTTTTAAATAATAAGCAACTTGATTGTCCCAAGCATCAGGACTTCTTTCTAATGTTGAGCCAACAACTCTTTGGTGCATATGGTAATAATCTTTTCTCCAAGCTAATACTTCTTTTTCTGTTTTACCTGCCGCATACATTTGTTCTGTAACGTCATCCATTACATCTTCTACATCTTTACCGCCATATTTTTTAGCAAACTCATATTTACCTGCAACTTTATGAGTGTATCCTTTCATAATAGCTATAGGGTCTTGAACAATATAATTCCAAACTAATTGATTGGGTATATCTAATTCTCTGTGTTTAAAATGTTTTGATTTACCTGCGCCTACATTTGGTACGTCCTCGCCATCAGCTATATTTAATATATTATCAACAGTTTTCTTTACTCTAGATGCAATAGCTTCTGGAGAATCATTTAAATTAGTTTGAACCCATTTATTATCTGCACCTTTAGACCAAATAAGAGGGTTATTTTTATACCACTCAGATATAATAACTTCAAAATCTTCTCTGTTTTTCTTAATATAATTTTTATCCCAATATCTAGGAAGAAAAGATTTCTCTCCTGCTGGCATAACATCTCCTGCCGTTTGCAACGAAAGAGTGTTTTCCGATATTTTACTTTGTTCTTTAGCAATTTTATCTTCAAAGAACTTTGTTCTAAATCTAGCAGCATTAGGTTGTCTTGTTTTTAAATCTTCAAAAGCATTTTTTAATCTTTGCAATTCAAGCTCAGAGTCATTAATTAATTTTCTTATATTAACCTCGTTACCTATTTGACCAGTTGCTTTTAATCTAGTTTCCCATTTAGTAAAAAATTTGTTTAATTCTTGGATAGCATTTTTTTCTGATGGTGTAGCACCTTCTTCTGCAAATGTTCTTTTTCTATTTGCTTCAATTAAAAAATCATTAAATGTTTGTCTTGCGTTTGGTTTGCCAGCAAAGTTTTCTGCTCTTACCGCTAGGTCAGATGTGTTAACTCCCATAAAAGTTTTAGCATCAGTATCAATTTGATCTCCCCATTCTTTTAATACTTTTTGATAAACTTGAACCCATTCACCATTTTTAATTACTGCTCTTTGATAAATAGAAGGAGCTACAGTCATTCCTAATTTATGAAGATTTAATAAAACACCGCTATCACTTGCCATTTCTAACATAGTTCTTTTTGCATAATCTATATTATCTGCACCAAGAACTCTTTTTAAAGGTGTGCTTATTAAATTACCTATCCAACCTCCAGAAGCAATAGCATATTTATCAGTAGAAACTGTGTTTCTAATTTCTAAATGCCTAACACCAAGTTCATTATCTATACCAGCTAATCTTTTTGTTTGGTAAGTTTTTGATTTTTCTAACTTAACTGTGTCAAGTTTATCGCTTCCCAGCTTAACATTTATATCATCTATTTTTTTAGCAATTTTTTCTCGGTCAACTCTTAAATCTTCTGTTGTTTTATTTTGAAATTTGTTTCTTGCAGATTTTAATTGTGCTTGAGATAAGGTATTATTACCCATCATTAAACTTACATTATCTAAATCAGCTTGTTCATTCTGTGCTTTTTGTGCATTAGAAATCATACGATCAAATGAATTGTTTCTTACTCTTGCTGGTACTGAAATAGCACTTGTTAATAATCCGCCAGTAACAGCAGCAAACCCAATGTTAAGAGCAGATTCACTTACAGTAGCTATTGGATCAACTGGATAACGAATAGCTTCTAACCCTGTTTGCAATCCTCCAATGCCAACAGCACCTCTTAAAAAAGTTTTACCTACAGTAAGTGCAGGGCCACCTAAAGGTAATGTAACTAAATTAATTGGATCAAAAATACCTGCTCCTATTTGTGACCAAAAACTAGAATTTTCTAAAATTTCTCTGCGTTTAGTATTTTCATCAATACCTCGTTTTAATGATTTCATATGATCTGCATTTCTTGCATAAAGCAAAGAAGAGCCATATTGCTCATAACCTTTTAAGTCATCTTTAGGAGAATAACTTAAATCAACTCCAGTAAATTCTATTCTGTTTCTTATAGCTTCAAGCATTGGATCATATGTATATCCAAGAGAAGCACCAACTGTACTCCAAAAAGGTACATTAGGATTAGATAATTCTTGACCTAAATTTAACTGATTTCTGTATGGAGTTAATTTATAAACCATTTAAGATCCTGCTGGCATAGCAAATCTTGGGTATGCTTTTAACATTATTTCTTCATTTCTTTCCATAGCAGGAAGATTTTCTCTGTATCTTATTGAATCTTCTAATTGCTTTAAAGTATAATTAGATTCTGTATTTGTTTTATTATTTAAATAATTAATAAGATAATCATCTCTATTGCTAAATGCTAAATGGTCTCCATCAGCAGTTCTTACTGGTTCTAATCCACCGTCTTCTCTTCTTACATAAGCTGCATGTATTACTAATTGATCAGAGCTTGGAATTGGTACTAACACAACTCGTTTAGCTTTACCTTTTGCTATTTGTTCATTATAAAAATTTAAAGCTATTTTTTTAACATCTAATTTTTCTGCAATACTTTGGTTTATAAATGTTTGAGCAGTAATAGCAACACCAGCTAAAGCAAGATCAGATAAATTAGCAATTCTACTTACAAAAGTTGCGTCTTTTTCAAAAATTAAATGAGGACTAATTTTACTTAATTCTTGCTGAACATGACCTATAAATTTTTGCTCTAATCCTGGTATCTTTCCATAAGTAGAAGCAATAGAATTTCTTGATCTATTAACATTTTGATTTCCAGCATCAATAACTAACCCTTCAGTATCTTTATAAGCTTCTTTATAGCGGTTTTTTATTTTGTCTTTTATATCAGTTATATCCATTCCGCTTAAATATAAATGTTTAACATAAGGAATAAAATCTTCTATTGCCTGACCATCTTTTCCTAAATCATCATTAATATCTTTTAAAAATGATTTTACATTTGAATATTCATAAGTATCTAAAAACACATCAAACCTAGCATTAAAATCTTTAGTATTAATTTTATTTGCATTTAAAATAAATTCTAATGCTTTTTCATTTCCTTCTGTTTTAGTAATTCCAATAGCTGTTTTAAATATGCTATATGTTTCTGCATTTAATACATCATCTAATAAATCATGCGATTGAGAAGAATCTGGATGCACTCTATTCATTAAAGTGTTTACTAATGCAGTAACGCCAGCAGCTTGTTCTGGCTCAATGTTAGCAACACCTCTTGATACATTATTAAAAAATGTTTCTACTTCTGTTGGAATAACATTAAGTTCCATAGAAGCAACTAAACCTGCAAACAATCTAGGATTATCTTGCATTAAATTTGGATTACTTAAATTTTCTGCTAAAGTAAATTTTGCACTTGTATCTTGAATATCAATAGCAAATGGCTCACTAGATTTTAAAGGTAAATAAGGATCTATAAATATAGATTGCGCTGTTCTTTTATCTACTGTGCTGTTTGTACTACTACCTGATATTATTCTATTTTTATTTTCTATAAATTTAAGACGTGCGCTTTCTGCTGTTTCGCTTTGTTTTAATCTGCTATTAATACTTGTAATAGTTGGTTTTAATTCTGCAGGTAAAATACCTCGGCTTTGTATATCTTCTAATATTTCTTTTACTTTAGGCATATTGTTTAAAGCGTTATCATTGCCTTCTAAAAATGCTAATGTATTTAATGTTTCGTTACTGTTTTTAAATCCTATTTGGCCTAAAGCTTCTTGAGAAATAATTAATGTTAATCTTCTTTTTAAAGCATTAATTCTATCAAATTCTACTTTAGAATAATTTCCTTTTGGATCATTAAGTTTATCAATTAAAGTATTATAATTTTTTTCATTTTCTTCATACGTATTTAAAGACAAACTTTTTTTAAATTGTTCTTCTTCAGCAAATGCTGCTTTAGTTTGAATTAATTTTTCTTTTATTGCAGCTTGTGAGTATTGCCCTGTTTTATCACTAAATATTCCTGCAAATCCAGCAATGCTTATTTTATTTCTATTTATAAAATTTACAATGTTTTGACCTTGAGGAGTAAGATTATTAAACTTACCTATGTCACCTTGTAAAAGTAATTTAATATCAACAATATTTAAATTTTCGTTAACTTCAGTAGCAATTAATTCAAATATAGATTGTTTAGCAATAGAGTTTTTTATTGTTTCTTTGTTTGCTTCAATAATTTTTAATTTTGTTTGTATATTTGCGTCTTTATTTAAACGATTTTGACTAATTAATAAATTTGCTTCTCTATCTAATTGCCTAAGATTAGTTTCAATTTTTCCATTTTTAGATAAATCTATTGTTTTATCAGCAAATTCAAATTCAATATTATTTATTGTAGAAATTTGTTTTGCTTCAAAATCATAAACAGTGCTAACAACTTCGGCTGCTTGTTTTGCTTGTGATTGAACATTTAATGTTTCAATATTTTTTCCTATATTAGTTCCAATAGAACTTAAAATATTTTTGTCACCGCCAGTAATTGCTATTAAATCTGTAAGTATTTTTTTTGCGTCTTGATTTTTAGGGTTATTTAAAGAGTTATAATCTCCAGTAGTAAGAGCAATAGAAAGAGCATTTCTTTGCTCATCTCCACCTATTAAAGGAATAATAGTATTATTTCTTAACATTTCTTGAGCTTCATAAACTCCATAAGTTGTTAGATAATTATTTTCAAATTCTTCTGCACTACCTACTGGTATAATTCCTGATGCTTCTGCATCTTCCATTGTGTTAATTAATTCTTCTGCTTGCGTGTTAACATTATCTAATGCTTGCTGTTTGTTAAAATTTATAAAGTTATTATAAAATTCTTTATTTAAAAAATTATTTGCTTGTTCTTGAATATTTAAAGCAAGTTCTTGATTATTTTTTTCTATTGCATTTGCTTGAATATTTAATTCAGTAGCTCTTGTTATTGCTACCCCACCAACTTTAACAGTTTCTTTCCATTTGCCTTGTGCGTTTTCGTGCATGTCGGCAACATATCTAGACATTTCTTCGCGGAATAATTCTGGTTGAAATTTATATTTTAATTGCAATTCAGCAGCTTTAGATTTTAATTCATTTTCAATAGAAGCGCCAAATCTTTTTTCTACAACACGTTTATAAGCATCTCTAGCAATAATGCCGCCACTAAACATTTTAGGATTTAATGCTTTTGGCTTTCCACTTTCAGCATCAAAAGCAATTATTTCAGATTGCTCAACAGCCATAGCTGCGTCAAGACCAGATTGTTCTGCTTGTTTAGCACCTTCTTTTAAAGCTATTTGATTTAACTGACTAGCAGTGTTAGCAACAGATTCCCACATTTCATCTTCACCAGTTTCAAATCTAGTAACACCTATTGGTCGATTCATGTAGGATCTTTTTTGTTTAGTAACTGCCATGTTATTTTACCTGCATACTTGGATATGTTGTCATTGGTTTTATAGTAGGCGTTGAAGCTGGCATTATGTTTGCAATATTATAAATACCTGTAAGAGCAGTACCCATCATATTAGCATACCCTGCACTTAAAGCATTAGCACCTCTTTCTTTTGCCAATCCTGCTTGCACAGTCCTAGTTCGAGATTCATAATCAGCTTGAAAAGCTATAGCATTTAAATCTTCGCCAACAGTAACAGCATTAGCTTCTTGAAAAGCTTGTATTGATGCACTATCTACATCAACGCCACTTGCAGAAAACACAGCCATATTAGATTTTTCAGCAGAAATATATTCTTGTACACGCGCATTTTGATTTTGCATTGCTTGCACTTTTCCTACTTCTCTATCAATTTGTATTTGTTTACCTTGCCTGTCTTCAGCTTTTTTTTGAGCTTCTGCTTGTCTTTGCTGAGCGCTCATTTGAATCATAGTGCTTCCAGCACTTGCAATCATCATTAATTCTGGGCCAAAACACATTAGAATACTAACTCCGCTATTATACCATTAACCTGCATTGGTAATGGTGCTGATTGACTTATTGTGATCTGCGGATCACGATTGTATCCAAGTAACCTAAACTCTTTTTTGCCTGTAACTGGTTGTTGCTGCAAAGAAAAATCATCAGTAACTTGCCTAATTAAAAGATTAGTTCCATTTACACTTACAGATAGAGTAGTGTTTAAGTCAACAACTACACTAGCTAAACTCCTTGGTTCGCCTGTAACTGGCCCACTTTGTGATACCATATCTATTGGATTTGTTATTAAATTAACATCAAACTTTAATCCTATCTCTGCTACAGTAGCTAACTCAACAGCAGAAACATCTACGTTACCACCTGCTACAGTAAATTGACCAAGATAGTTTGTGCCATTAACTACATCAACAACAGCGCCATTAGCGTAAGTAGCGGACACATCAAAAACACCTGCACTACCAGTATATACTTTAGACACATCAGTATTTAGTGCCGCTTGAAATTCACATAAAAACATTGTGTGCGTTCCTGCACCAGTGTTAATAACTACATTAGCAAATACTCTGTCATCTATAGTTACAGTAGACATAAACCTACCTTGACAAGTAAACTCTGTCCAACCTGCACGTTTTTCACCTCTGTTAGAATTAAACACAGCAAGAGTACCATCATTATTTACAACAAATATATAACTTTCTGTTCTATCTATTGCACCGTAAAGTATGTTCATTTCTTTTGGAGCTTTAATAAGATGGCTAGATAAAGCAGATACTGACCCTGCTGAGTAAGCTAACTCTGAGTCAGTAAATAAATACTCTCTAACAATAGCTCCACCTTTTTG